ATGATAAGGCTTGATGCCTGAAACAACGATGTCGTCACTTTAAAGCTTTTTCGCTATAGATGTGACTCCCCGACTTGAACGGGTGCCCTTTCTACTAATCGTCCTAGCGTCTACCTATTCCGCCACTCACAAAACTTAAAAAGAACTGGGCACATATCGGCTTGCCAGTTTACTTAGGAATGTTAATACCCAAGTCAGTTCTTTAGTCGGGAGCCTACTTTCCCCTTGTTTATTTAGTTGTTAGTTTCGACTCATATGCTCAATTGTGCTACGGTAGCTTTCACGCTCTTCTGGAGTACGTGCATTCATCATCATTTTGTTAAGATGATCGATCATTTCCTGTTTACCATCATCACGGCTCGTATAACGTCCCATTGTGTCCCTTCCTCTAGCATAAGAGTTAGGTTCACTATATCTGTTATACGGAGCACGAGTCATCGAGTAGTCCTCATCATATCCGCGAGAATAGCCATTCATCCAATCCTGAGATTCATAGTTTTTCATCGCATCAACGGTTTCGACATCCTTTATGTAGTCCATCATTTCACCAATAATAGCTACATCATCACAAGTCCAAGTTTCTTTTTTATTAAGACGCTTGAGCTCATCTTCCATTCTATCTTTAATTTCGTAAATAATGTGCATCTATACCTCCTCCTTTCTTAGAATTGTCTCTTCTTAATAGAGACGCTTCCATCTATAACGTTTATAGAAGGAGTTGGCGTAATTGTGCCATCAGTTACACCGCTGACATACTCTACAGATGCTGTTATGCAGCAGCATCTAGGTACATCAATTGTTGCTCTGCTTGTTACATTACCATACTCGTCAACCGCTGCGGGAGTAAGAATAGATCTACTACCCTGCTGACTTTCTCCAGCAATGACAACCGCTGTAGCGATAGGACCTACAGTTCCATCAGTAGGAACGGCAATATTACCAGTGAACACTACATCGTATGTAGATACACAATCTCTTTTGCCTCTAAGAATGAAAATTCCAGATCCATTTTGATGGATTACATTGCCATTTTGACACGGATTAAGATCGAGAAATGGAATAGCAGTATTAAGAGCAACAGATTCAACTGTATCTCTTGTCAAATAATCTGCCATAGCAGTCACCTCACTTATGCTGCACAACCACAATTGTTGTTGCAAGTAAAGATAGGTGTTCTACCATAGACAGGGGTTGTTCCAACAGGGCATGTATCAAGCCTGTTATAAATGCTATCAACAATCTGCTGATTCTGAGCCGTCTGAGAAGCCTGACCACGAGCAAATAGAACTTCTTGCCTAAGCTGAGCAATCTCATCATTCTTAGCATCAATCTTATCCTGGCAGATCTGATCCTTAATAGACTGAATGCCGCCATTAATTGCACCAAGAATAGACTGAGTATTCTGAGCATCAGCTGTTCTAGTAGCACATGCTTCACGAGCAATATCAGAACCAAGGTTAGCTGTAGCAAGGCGATTGTCGCAGCAGCACTGAGCAAGCTGAGATGAAAGAGCGTTCATGTTTTGAGTCATAAACTGAGTATCAGTAAATCTCTGATTCAGAGCGTCAATAACTCCATTACATCTAGCAACCTCAGCATTAGCAAAGCCGGTTGTGATAGCTGTCTGGATTCCACTAAGCTGACTTGACAAACCTGAGTTATCAAATCCGCGGTTAACGTCATTCTGCGTCTGAGTGTTCCAGAGATAAGGCATTACTCCATCAGCTCCGTAACCACCGCCAAAGCCGTTACCCCAGCCATTACCACCAAGGAGAAGAAGGAGAATAATCCAAGCCCAATCTCCACCCCAGCCAAAGCCGTTGCCGTTACATCCGTTGTAGCCACCATACATAGGAGCCACAGGCATAACCATGTTGTCTGTTCCATTAGAAACCATTTCAGTTCCTCCTTTAAAAGTATTTCTCTATTGTTGCGCAACAAATAGAAACTATTTTGGAGGTGCGGAATGGTGCGAATGGTGCGTTAGTGCTTAATATTAAATTGTCATCTCATGAAATTTTTCATTTGCATAATTCTATTAACTTGGTCCTGAGTTACCTGACCTGTTGTTAACAGATGTTGGAGTATCTCATTAGGATCAGTCATGCCTTGTGGTACACTATATTTTGTACTCAACATAGCAACTGGATCTTGCTTTAGTTGAGACAGCATTGTAAGCATGTTTGGCCTTTGCTGAAACTGTTGAAATATCGGACTACTCATTATTTGTCCTCCTTAGTAGATTGATTCTTGTAATTATTCTGCCTAGGCTTCAACATTTCCTTAATCTCATTCTTGAAATTATCAAAGTCGGATTTGCTTACATAATTATTAACTTGTTCGGGTGGATTCTCGACTCGCTCTACATAATCAAGAATTCTAACTGGCATTGGTCTGCCAAACTGGTCAGTTGTCTTTGTATAAATCACCGGAAGTTCTGTATCAATTAACACAGCAAACTGACCGGGAGCAACTGGATAAGCTTTGGCAGCTGCTTCACCTTGTACGTAAGCACAAATGGGTGAATTGAAATTCTGTTGAGGGTAGTAAGCTCCTTGTAAGGGTTGATTGTACCGCACCATAATCATTTACCTTCTTTCTTAAAGTAATATAAAGGGATTTTGTTTCCACTATCCCAAGAATCGTAGTAGTCGCCATCGATTACAGTAATAACGTGTGTTCCGGTGGCTAAAACATAAAGTCCTTGAGGATGGTCTCTACAAAAATCTTTAACTGTGTAACAATCTGGACATTCATTTGGGATAATGTATCTCATGAAACCAGACTTTCGTAATAACGCTGGCCAATTTTCATTGGAAGATGGCATTAGCTTGTTCTTAAATCCGAATTCAGCCAACATGCTATAAACATCATCCCAATTTTTTCCAAAAGCCAACGTCAATGCTCTAACAATACAATCTCCAGTATTGTTTCCAAATGGATTTGGGTTATAGAATATCCATTTCATATCACTTTGACTCACTTTACTATAGATTTATGGTGCGTTTCTATAGTATCCTTACAAGTTTTGACATGCTTTTACAGCCTAGAAGCTCCGCGAATGCTGACAAGACATCGACGAGATACGCTATCGCCAGTAGGATCACTACCCACGGAGCTTCCACGCGGTAAAATGCAAACCTAAAAATATCCACCGGGGAATTTTTTAAGACCGCCGCGATGGCATAGGGGGGTGTATTTTTTCGGACCCCCTCTAGGTACTTGAATCAAGCATTCACAGGGGATATCCTTGTTTTGTGCAGGATTGCTTCGAATGCTCAAAAGCACTGAGAAGTCCGAAAAACACCAAAAATTAGCATTTTTGACAAAAAATTATGAAAAGAAAATTAAAATTCGTAAAATTGTTTGTTTTAATGTTAAAATTAGTTAATAATTAATTAAAAACATTTGAATTTATTGATCACAAATGAATAATTTAATTAAAAACTAATTATTATTTAATTAAAGTTTATTAATATTGTGAATTGTGTGAGGTAATAATCGGAGTATGATCAATCCAACCAGAAAGGAGATCTGTAGAATGGGTTACAATAGACAATACTAATAAACTTTAGTTAAATAATAATTAATTTTTAATTTATTCAAATAATAAAAGAGGCATCATTAGTTGTGGTGCGGTACAATCTAATGATGCCCCCTGTTTATATAGAGGAGGTGGTTCCCTATTACTAGGGTTCCTCTATAGCTATGTATTCCACACCTTCAGGGAGGCGTGGGTCAGGGTATTCTGCAGAGAGTCTTAGTATTTCTTGCACAGCATCATTAGTAAACTTCTGATACAGTGATGCTGGCATCTCTATGTCTGTTTTAGACATACGGGCTAAGTATTCTTCACAGCAGTACCCTTTCTGATGGTCATAGTTCCTCCAATTTAGATAGTCCTTAAAAGGATTGTAAGGGTTATCTGTAGTAGAAAGGAGGAGTGCTTTTTCATTAGGCATATCTTTCTCCTTTCTTATTTGTATTTATTAACAGTAGATGTAGAAATTCCAAGTAGCTCTGCTACTTCTGTCTGGGTATGCCCTGCAGCAAGTAGGGACTTAATCCTTGCTTGTCTGGCAGGGGTAATACTAATCTGCTCAATAGGTGTAGCATACTTAGTGACAACATCTAAATCTGTGTTGTCTAGTATTTCTTTGAGCACAGACTTTCTTATGGCACCTGCCTGTATTGCTTCCCACTCTCTTTCTGTTATGTCAATGGTCTGCTTCTTTGCACCAACCATTAATCTAGCACCAGAGACTGCTTGGTTAGCATATTTCTTTTTCTTTTCTTTGTCTTCAGCAATTGAAGGGTCATCTTTCATCTTTTGTTTAAGAATGATTCCTGCTAAAGCTTGAGCCTTTCTTTCTGCTGGCTTATTAAGCATAGCTGTTTTAAGTTTGTCTTTAAGTGACTGAACTTCTGGCTTATACTTCAAAGCAGCAGCTTCACTATATGGTTGATCCTGAACCTCAAGGCTTGCCTTTCTTGCTTTATTAGCCAATGCTTTAAGTTGATTAGCATAATTAGCATAGCTTCTCTCAATGTCAGTACCAATGTGATCAGGTCCAGAAAGAAGTTCATTAGCATCTTTAGCTTCTGCCATCTTAGTTGACTTAATCTTTCTTCTTTCTTCGACCCAAACTTTTTTACCATTTTCATCAAGAACATCTACTTTTTCACCTTTAACTGTTTTAGTTAATGGTTTCCTAATATATTCTTCTGTTTCAATGTACCTCTTTTCTCCTGTTTCAGGATCAATTGGTCCACCTTCAGATTGGCGAGCAAGTCGTCTAGTATATACATGCTCTTGAGACTTAGCTCTAGATATCAAGGTTTCGACACCACCACCTTGTTGGTATTTGTCTTTCAATGCTTGAATACCATT